TGCCATTTGCTTTGCAAAGTCAACTCTATCTTTCACAATAACTTGGAATTTACCAATACTAATACATTGCATAAACAATACACCTTCGTATGTGCTACACAATATATGTTCTAATGGTTTAGCATCTGTATCTACTAATGTATTACCCCATACAATATATTCTGTGTGTGGAGCAACGATAATCTTTTGAGTTATCTTATCAGGAAATAGATAACCTAATGTATTAGGTTGATACAAGTCATCGCCACCAACACCTATAAAATCTCCCTGATATATTTTTCTTGTTCGTGGTAGAAAATCGAAACTCAAATGTAGTTTCTCTGCTAAATCTTTTTTAGATGAATATAATCTATCAATCTCTTCATGAGAATGACATATCATTTTTTTGACTTTGTTGAATACTGACTTAGTACCCACGAAAAATTTACCATTTTCAGGATTGGTTCCCCACACAATAGCAGGGCATCCATCTATTTTAAGTGACAGTTTACCCTGAGTAGTAAACCAATTAAGAACTGATAAATCTCCAGTAAAGATAGTATCTTCGGGATGTTCAATGTGTTTGAGTTGCATTTGCCTGAGTGATAATAGTTTACTTAAACTAATATTATTCTCTCTCTGTTACTTTATATTAACACATACGAGATTATATAGTAATATTAAAGTCCAAATGGTAATAATTTGACACCATTTCTTAACAAGAATGTGTCTATTATTAAGTTTGCTATATTAGTTCCCCAATGTAGCATCCATAAGAAAGATAGAATAAAGATAAGTTTTTCCTTTGCGGTCATTTTTGTCATATTATCTCATATACAGGTATCCACCCGCCCATCCTACACATCTAGGGTCAGTTAAGAACAATAAATCTTTTTTGTTGCAAAAATTAAATCTAACGTGTTTTGCGGGTGCTTTCCAAGATGCAGGTTTGAAAACCTCTCCTGTTTTCTTGTCCACAAATGCGTGAACTGTTGAATCTCTCCATCTGTCATTTCTTTCGTCATATTCTTCTCTGACTACTTTGTAATACTTCTTACCTTCATAGTAACGAAACTTATCTAATTTTGCTTCTTTAACTTGAATACTAATAAGTTTCCTTGCTGAGTATTCACACTCTGGGTCACGTTGTAAGTTATGCTCTAAACTTCTAATTGTGTCTTGCTTGAAATTCTCATCAAGTGCTTTACAATAGTCATCAACATATCTTTCTAAAAAGATTTGATTTGTTTTCTGTACTGATTGTCCGATTACTTTTTCCATAAGGGTTTTCTTTGTTTATACATTCATTATAGCACTAAAAAAGGGGGTTGGATACCCCCTTGTGACACTTATTCAACTGTCTGCTTTTTTGGGATTTCTACCTCCTCTACGATACAATCGGTCATCTTACTGTAATCATCATTCCATTTGTGACGAACTGAATAACCCACCCATCTGTCCTTAACAAACACATAAGCATACTCTTGCCAACAATCTATTCGTGTGAACTCATCAAAGTTTTTACTTAAGATTGGTGCTTCCTCATCGCCACCATAATAGGTTGCTCTAGGTTCTATTTTCTCATATTCTCCTGTCTCTGAGTTATACTCATTGTCAGAATAGCAACATCCCATATTGCCACCATCTATAAGTTCAGATGCTTTTTCATAGGTATTGAAGTGTTCTTCGAGAGTCATACCTAACCACTCTGGGTATCCATCCCAATGATGATATACTGATAGGATTGAATCGTCTGGTAATAAAATACCAATTCTTGAACGTGTTGACATAAGGGTCTAATAATAAATTGACGAGAGAAAACAAAAACATAGTGGAGCAACTTTGCATAAATTACTCAACTTAATCCCTACAAGTCTTTTCCGCTAGTTCTCAAGGAACATTGCTTTCAATCAAATGTTAGTAGGGGTTGAAACCACAGATGGTTTGTTTTCCCACTATTAATATAGCACATCTGCAAGAGGATTCAACTTCTCTTGTGACACTTCAACAACTGGCATATAAAGGGTTCCATATTTACCGAATATTCGTCTAAACTTACCAAGTCTATCGCCAAGATAAACTATTGCTGATTGAAAAGGAGCTGCACCTTTTCCATTTCCAAATTTTAATCTTTTATTAATTGCCAAAAATGGATAGGTTGATATTGACTTCCACCATCTTGTCGATACATCCATCTTAATCAGCAAGACTAACTCTTTTGCGTGTCCTAGTTCGTACTGTGATACTGCATAAGGTATCCACTCTTTACTATTACTATATGGATGATTCATAAACACACTCTCGGCAACCCAATCCTGTGCGAGTCCATTTATTTTCTCGTCAAAAAGTTTTTTAGCGGGTACATTGGGATTCTCGATGTCATTACAACAAGGGTCTAAATCTAGTTTGTTATCAAAAAATTCTAGTACATCCCCTACAAATTCTGGTGGGGTGTTCCAACAATCAGTTCGTGTTCCTGTTGTTGCTGTTAATGCTTTTAATGCTGTTGATGTCATACAAATATTATATCATACATTCGGTATAATGTCCACACTAAATATTAATAGTTCGGTTATCCGTATGAAATTAATAGACGGATGCCACTCTCTCAAACTAGAGTGTGCATTAAGGGAATTAGGTTTTGTTGACGTTGGTTGGAAATGTGTTGCCAATGCAGGTATATTTCTAGTTCTTCCATTTGGATTACCCGAAAACCCTGACGGAGACTTACTCGGTTTCCAAGTTGTTAAATCTAGTCGGGTAATCAGGTTATCTGATAGTGCCAAAAAGGCTCTTGACTTTGCGATTAATATGTCAGGTTAGTCGTCATAGACTAAACACTCTGGTTCGTCAGGGTGTAAATCGCAAAATAGTTCTAAGGCATTTGGGTCGTGGTGGTCGCCACCCTCAATTTCTAGTTTATGATGTTCAACGTATTCTTCTAGTTCATGTAATTCATCTTTATAGTGCCTTCTAGCTGCGGATGAAACTGTTGGGTCTTCAATCCTTTGCTTATCGAACTCGATGTGGTCTTCTATTGTTTTCATAATGTGTTCTTGTTGTTACAATACTATTTAGGTTTTTAAGGTTAACTTAATGTTCGGTTATATCCCAATGCCATCTAATGTGTTTGATATAATCAAATGTGCAAGACAAATCTGCATCGCAACTTAAATCATACTTTCTGTCACATAAAAAATTTCGTAACTCCTGTACAGATTGAAAAGAACCTTTGTGAGAGTAATTTTCATCATACAGATGATACTTCATTATTTTAAATCTCCATTGAAAAATGTACCAAAGAAACCGCTATCTCCATCTTTGCGATTTTCTAATTTTTCTAGCATTTCACTTGCATCAATAATAGTGTCTATCATCGCTAACATATCAGCAATGTGCTTACTCACAAATGGTTTCTCTGTTCTGGCTGCAGCCGCAAGAGCATTTCTTAAATCCTCCTGTGCATCCCTCAAAGACTCTTTTACAGTATCAGATAATGCCATTATGCTTTAACCCATCCTGTATCGGTCAACTGATAACCTTTTGCAACCAGTTCATCCTCAGTAAACAAACCTATGTTTTCTGTTTGAATTTCAACATTTCCAGTTTGTACCTTACCGCTATCTGGTAATTCAGTATAATCTATCCATTTTTTAGGGTCTGTAAGGTAATCATCATCTAACGCACCTGCATTGATTTCAACTACGTTATTCTTTTTATCGACACCATATAATAAGTCTAAGACCTCCTTACTATGCCTTGCACAAATACGATGATATTGAGAATTTCTTTTCAATGTCAACATTATACAATCAAGTATGTCCTGTGGACTCTCGGATGTAAGTGCATCTTCGATAGAATCCTTTAGATTATTAAGTGATGGACTACTGAATTCTTCTATCATTTGTTCTGGTCTAAGTGAATTGCTTTCTCCATAATACCTTGAATTTCTTTGGATGTCAAGTTGTTCATCCAACTCCATTCGGGGTCTTGTTTATCCCATTCAACAGTAAAAGTACCGTCTTTATTTTGGTTGATTTTCAGAGAGTTGTTGTTCATCTTTTGAAAGTTTCAAAGTTCTTTTAATTAATTTTGCGTATTTAACTTCCGTATCAGTATATAATTCTGGATTTGCTTTTGCTCTCTTAATCAACTTATTTGCTGCCTTCTTATCCTTCATCAATAGTTAAGTTATATTAAGAATTATTTAGTATATCAGGAATTAAAGATATTTTTGATGTCTCCTGATACAGATGTGCTATCCTTTTTAATCTTAACTCTTGTCTTAAATCTCTCTTCGTGTTCTGCTAATTTCATCTGAACTGTCATCATTTCATCCTGTAATCTTTCGATCCTTTCATTCTGAGATTGTATATGTTCTTCAACCATAAAGTTCTCTCCACTCATCGGGTCTTTCACTCTGATTTCAAACTGTTCTTCTGGTGTTAATCTGTTTCTATATGGGTACAACCAATCCTCTACTTCGGATACACATACCCATAAAAATTCTCTAATATTAAATAGAATTTTATTCATGATCTCCTGCAAATCCTATTGAGAAACTACTCTTACTATTCCTCTGAGAATTAACTTCATCGCAAATAGTATTAACAACTCTTATAATGTCTTCGGTATCTCCTTCCATATTTTGTTTGACATAGTCATACTTTAGGAAAAAATCATCAGCAACACTTTTAAACTCTTCTTGAGTTATGTCGTTCTTCATAGTTTGATCCACCTCTGATTGTTAAGTGTCCAGTTAGTAACCTCTGCTATACGTTCGCGAACTGATTTAGCAGGTGTCCAACCTAGTTCTCTCATCTTACCACCATCTAATGCATATCGCAAGTCATGTCCTGGTCTGGAAGAATGAAAATCAACTAACTCATATTTAAGTTCTTTACCCTGTGCATCAGCAATAATCTGTGCCAACTCAAGATTGTTTAATTCTTCTGATCCTACAATATTAAACTTAGGACACTTTGCATTTCCCCAAGTGGGTTCAAATGTTCCCTTATATTGTAACAAGAAGTAAACTGCTGATGAAACATCTTCAGCATGTATATAATGTCTTGAACCAGGAATTGTCTTAGTTGAATCACTATGAATTGTAACTACCTCTCCATCTCTTGCTTTCTTAATACACATAGGAATATACTTCTCAGGATGTTGTCTCTCCCCGAATACATTCATAGTATGTGTAATGTATATTGGAAGTTTGTATGTATTCTCATATGCCACTGCTAACTCCTCTGCACCTGCCTTAGTCGCACTGTATGGGTTAGTAGAGTTATATCTATCATTCTCTTTGTATTTGATTCCATTAGGTGCAGGACCAAATACTTCATCTGTGCTAAAGTAAACAAATCTCTCAAGATTATCTTGCCTTCTTGCAAACTCTAGGATGTTAGCAGTTCCTACAACATTATCCAGAATAAACTCCATAGGAAAATCTATGCTACGATCCACATGAGATCCTGCTGCTAAATGTAGAATATAATCTACCTGTCCAATTTCGCTACAGACTAGTGGATTAAGTTCTGCTTTTAAATCATGGTGTACGATCTTTACACGTTTTCTGATATCAGGATCAAATGATAACATAATATCATGCAGACGATTTAGATTACCACTATAATCTAATCTATCAAGAGTAATGATCTCCCAATCAGTATGTTTTAGTAAGTAACTGATTGTGTGGTGTGCAATAAAACCTGCTCCACCTGTAATAAGTGCTTTTGTCATAATTAAATAAAACCTTTGGCCAATGCTTTTTCGTGTATAAAGAATACTATAGTTAGTCTATCAGTTTTTGGACTATTTCCAAAACATCCAGTTAGAGCATG